CGCCTGGCGCTGGCGGCGGGGGCGGCACCGCGAGCGGCAGTAACGCAAACCCAGGCTCCCCAGGCTCTGGCGGCGGCGCAGCGGGCAGCGGAACCCAAGGCGGCACCGGCGGAACAGCCTTGCAGGCTTCCGTTGCCGTGACTATCAACAACAACGGGTCGCTTATTGGTGGCGCCGGGGGCGCTGGGGGTCAACCCGGCGTTCGGTCGGGCGGAGGTGGTGGCGGTGGTGGGGGAGATCTTGACCAGAGCGGCAAGTTTGGCGTTTGGGTTGCGGGAGGCAACGGCGGGCAGGGCTACTCAGTTGCTGGCGGTGGTCCATTCGGTGGAGCGAGCCCGACGTTCCCTGGCGGCATTGGTGGCTCGGGTGGGGGCTCTGGTGCTGCTGGCTCCGCTGGTGGAACCGGCCGAAGTGGCACCGGTAGTTCTCGCGCAGGTGGTGCCGGCGGTGCTGCTGGGCCAGCAGCATCTGTAGGTATAACAGGCGCCCAGGGCCTCTACATCAACGGATTCGGAAACGTAACTTGGGGTGCGACTGGCACCCGATCAGGAGGAGCAGCATGAAATACAAGATCATTGAAACCAATCAGGCCGACCACAGCATCGTGGTTCGCTTCTATACAACCAAAACCACCGAGGCTTCGCTGGCGGTGCAAGTGGACGAGCAGGGCAACGTGCTGCGCGGGCGAACCGACTACAGCATTGACTTGCCGGTACCGACACCACGTGGCGCGGCGCTGGATGAATTCATCATGCAATACGCACCGACCGCATGGTTTGAGCGCAAAGAAGCGGTGGCTGACGGGTTGCCCAGCGCCTCGCTGGACTTTCTCTCCGATGTGCTGGGCGTGGAGCAGGTCATCGGAGCAGTCACGCTGCCCGCCGACACCCTCGAGGGGGCCAAGGCCCGCAAGCTCGACCAGCTTGCCGAGTGGCGCTACATGAAAGAAGTGGCTGGGGTGTTTGTGGGTGGCGCTCGCATCAGGACCGATCGGCAATCGCAGGCAACCGTCACAGCAGCGCTGATCAGCCTGAGCCAAGGACTCGCTACCAGCATCGACTGGAAGGCCGAAGGCGGTGTGTGGGTGACACTGGGCTTGCCACAGATCACCGACATCGCTGGCGCGGTAGTGCAGCATGTGCAGCTGTGTTTCTCCGCTGAGAAGCTACTCTCCCAAGAAATCGCCGAGCTGACCACCATTGAAGCTGTAAACGCCTTTGCTTTCCCGGAGGTGATCGCATGAAGCAAGCACGGCTCGTTGAGCACCTGGATATCGGCGGCTGGAAGGTCGCTCACATGGCGCTGCCCATGGGCGCGAGCTACCACGCAATCGTTACCGGCAACCGCACGCGCGCAGAGGTCGGCTACGTCTCTGCATGGATCGCAGGCTGCATTGTAGGGCGCAACCTGACCACGGGAGAAACGCTGGCCGAGCGCGCGGTTGGTGTGTTGTCGAGCGACCTACCCCCGATGTCCGTTGGCCGACTGGAGTTCACCGCTACCGAGGACACCGAGTGGCTTTGCTTCGATGGCAAGCTCAACGACGGCTGGGTGCCCGAGTTGCGCGTGGTCGAGGATACCGCCTCTGCGATTCCACCAGCCCAGCACATCGAGCACCAGCTTGCGCCAGGCTTCACCCTTGTTGTTCCAATCAGGAGTATGTAATGTTTAAGCAACGTATGTGGATGTTCCCTGCTGCACAGTGGTTGGGATTGCTTTCTGGAGCTTACGCGATCTGGCTGCTGACTGGAGGCGCTTCACTCTGGTGGCTGCTAGCCTGGGCTGTTGGTCACACTTTTGGGGGTATCGCTGTATCTGCCGGTTTGCATCGCTACTTCACACATGGCGCGTTTCAGACAACCCGTTTCTGGCACAATATACTCGCGCTCTATGCCACACTCACGGTGCAAGACAGTCCGGTCGCATGGGCTGGGGTTCACACCACGCACCACGTCCACTCCGACAAGCCGGGAGACCCACACTACACAGGGTTTGCTTACCTGCTGCGCAAGCACTACCTGAGTGTGCCGCTCAAGATGCGCCGGGTGCGTCAGGTCATCCAAGACCCCACCGTTCGGTTCGTTCACCGCAACGCGGTGCTCATTATTGCGGCTTGGATTTCACTCTTACTGCTGGTCGGATTGCTCACGGGCACCGGGGTGCTGCCTCTTGTGTTCGGCTACCTCGCGCCACTGGGCAGTACGCAAACTTTCGGGGCCATCCACCAAGTCACAAGTCATCGTGGCGGAAATGGTGCAAAAGATATGCCCTGGATGGAGTGGATTCTACCAGCAGCAGGCGAGTGGATGCACAAGCACCACCACGACCACCCACGCGATCCGCGGATGGGTACTAAGTGGTGGAACCTAGACTATGGCTATTGGTTCATCTGTCTGATCCGAACAGATAGATAAATAAGAAAGAGCGAAGGTGACGGCTTTATACGGTCGCCAATATAAATGAAAGAAAATTATGAAAGTTACTGCAACTACATTCCGTCTTCGCGTCGACTACCGTATCGACGGCAAGTTTTACAACAACGGCAGTCAAGAAGATGCTGCTACCGATGGATCCGAGTTTTCAAGCTATCCGTTTGACTCCAAGGATCTAGAGATCGGTGAATCGTTTGATGTGCCGGGTGAGCTAGTTCGTGTGGTTGAGTACAAGCCAACTCCACCTGATGTAGCCGTTTTTAACGACTGATAAAAAGGGCCTTCTTAGGCCCTTCTAAGTATTATGGTACTCAACAAAGCAAGCCATATAACAGAGATTAGTATTCAAACTTTGGTATAAATATGATCATATCAAGAGGGTTCCCATGGCTGCTATCATAAAACAAAAACTGAAACAAGCAATTGCTGACGCGATTTACTCGGAGATCGAGTCCAAGCAAGCCAGATACTACTACTATCTTGGCCGAACAGTGAACTTTGCGGTGGAGGGGGAAGAACCGAATTCTTCCGTAGATTACGAATCCAAAGTTCGCAATGAGATGGTGCTTTTGAAATCTCTGTCTGCAGCGAATATTTCTCTTGTTGTGCCAAGAAACGACTGGGTATCGGGTAAAATCTTCAATGCCTATAATGTGTCGGTTGACGAGGGTGTTCCAAATACCTATTGTATGATCGTGGAGACCCAGAACGTTTATAAGTGCCTTGACAACGGTGGCAATTCCAATCCATCTATTTTTCCACCAAGCACCACTGACTTGGAACCGCAAAGTCTAGCAGACGGCTATACTTGGAAGTTCATGTATAACATTCCAAGGGCCTTGGCAAACAAGTTTCTTACCGGCGAATTCATGCCAGTCACGACCGCACTTCGTTCCCGTTTTTTCTCGAACGGTAGCATTGACTCGATCTCTATTGAAGCATCTGGCCAAGGCTATACACAGGGCACCACCACATTGATCGTGAATGGCGATGGCCAGGATGCCACTATGGCCCCGGTTATTGTTGGCGGTCAGCTCGTCAATGTGATCATCACAAATGCTGGTATAGGATATACAAATGCTACGATCACGATCAACAGTTCACTATCCTCGAGTGTAGCATTCGGGGCTCAGATATCAGTAAATCTATCAACTGGTAACTTCACTAGTTCTCAGGCAGTTGTAGAAATGCTATCTGTGCCTGGTACGATTGATCGAATTGTCACAAATTCCTCTGGCACTGGGTATCCACCTGGTACCACTCTTTCAATTCAGGGTGATGGTACAGGAGCAACTATTAGCTATACTCTTGGTGTTGGGGGTGAACTGACCAATATCCAGATGACTAATGTTGGTCAGGACTATACCGTGGCCAACGTGGTGATCAGTACAGTGCCTGCCGAGGGTGGAATTCCCGCTCTTCTTTATGCTAACATTTCTCCTGCTCTAGGTCATGGTCGGGACGCGGTAGCCGAACTCTATGCCACCTCCATTATGTTCTTCGGCAATCTTACCCGTGAATCCTATGGTGGTGTAAAGATCAATAACGACTATCGTCAGTATGGTTTGATCCGTAACCCACGGGGTCTCACATTTGGCACGAATATCTCTGATCCAATTAGTATCAATTCATATGCTTTGATCACTCAATTCCTACCAGGAACCATGATCAATGATTTCCCGCCAGGCACAAGACTGCAAGATTCCATTACTAATTTGTATACGGTTACATCGGTTGTTGCCGGGGCCACTAGATCGGGCATGACCGTTACTTCCCAGTCTGGATCAGAGATTACCAACAGTATGGTTCTCACCAGTACTAATCTCTGGAGTCTCACTGGCACATATAGCACTGCTTTCGGTGATTTCCCTGAGGGTACTGTTTGTACCGATCCTAGCTTAAACATAGTATTTGTGTATACCTCGGCCGCTGGTACTATGAGTATCTATACAGCAAATGGAACACCAATCACCGCCGGTATGGTTCTCACAAAGGCTATTGGTACGGGCCCATTTCCAACCTTTACCATTGGTGTGGCCACGGCTACAGTAAAATCCTTGACTGTAGAAAATAGTCAGGCTCGAGCAAAGCTTGACTCTGATATCGGATCAACTTGCTATTCTGTCTCTGGTCTCTTTAATACAACGGTATGGGCTGCCGACACTGTTGTACAAAGAGGAATAAATGAATTTTTGATTATCTCCACGGATACCTCGATCACCGGCGTAACAAGTATGCTCTTGCTCCCACGGGACTCTGGTACTATCAGTGTGGGTAACGTGATAAATATCAAGAATACCGCGACTTCCTTCACCGCCACAGCGGTTCTCGAGCCAAATATTGACAAGAACACTGGAGATATTCTGTTCATCGATAACAGACCGTCATTCATTCAGACACCAGACCAGGCAGTATCTTTTCGGACTGTCATTGAATTCTAAAGAGACAACATGACAAATTTCAATTCTAATCCTTACTATGATGACTTTTCACGGGATAAGGATTACTACCAGATTCTATTCAAGCCCGGTGTGTCTGTTCAGGCTCGGGAGCTAACACAGATTCAGTCGATTCTACAAAACCAGATCAAGACTTTTGGTAACCATGTGTTCCGTCAGGGTTCGGTTGTTATCCCAGGTAATATCTCTTCGGATCTTGCAATTCAGTATATCAAGCTAGCTAGCACGCCTGTTCTGGCCACACTTGATCTTACCACGATTGTAGGCACCGTGGTTACAGGTTCTACCTCTGGTGTTTCTGCAGTCATCAAGGCCGCGATCCGAGCAGAGGGCTCGGATCCAGCTACAATCTATGTAGCATATCTAAGCGGCAACGGTGGCTTCAGGGATGGTGAGGAAATGACGATTGGTGGCCCGGGTGGTGTTGCACTGCAAGTCGCGGCTACGGCTGCATCAGGCATTGGAGCCACGGCCTCTATTTCCAGGGGAGTCTATTATGTAAACGGCTTGTTCGCCAATGTGGATAATCAGACCACTGTAATCAGCAAATATTCGCCACTCCCTAACTGCCACGTTCTTCTGGAGATTATTGAGACTATCATTACCTCGGATACCGATCCAACGTTACTTGATCCGTCAAACGGTAGTTCAAACTTCTCGGCACCTGGTGCCGACCGGTTCAAGCTCAGTCTAAAGCTGGTAACACTGCCACTGGATTTGGAAGCTGGCCAAAGCACCTATCTCACAGAAAATTATATCGAACTTATGCGTTTCAACCGGGGTGTGCTTGAGGCCCAGGCCCGATACCCCCTGTACAGCGAGCTCGAGAAATCTTTGGCACGTCGAACATATGACGAATCCGGTAATTATGTTTCCTATGGCATGGATATATCCATGCGTGAACACCTTCGCACCACAAGAAACGGTGGTCTCCTGGTCCCAGAGAGCGGCGGATCTGCTGCAAAGTTTGTGGTGCAAGTTAACCCTGGTAAAGCATACGTACAAGGTTTTGAGCAAGAAATCATTTCCCCAAAGTATATTGCCTTAGATAAAGCGCGCACACCTGCTCACATCAAGGATCGTAGCAATGTTATATTGACACCAAGTTTCGGGCAGTACTTTTTTGTATCAAACTTGCGTGGTCTCCCGAACTTTAATGCACGTGAAATTGTAAATCTATATGATGCCACTTTTGGTACAGCGGGTCGCGCCATTATCGGCACTGCTCGGGCAGCTTCGATAGATTACTATGAAGCAGGCATTGATGCTCAGCACGCCCTCTATAACTTGGTGGTGACTGATATTACCATGAACGGTGGTAAGAGTATCACTGATGTCGGTTCTATAGACTGGGTCGGCGGTTCATCTTCTGTTACCCACCGTATCATTAGTGATATCCCAGGTGATATCTCTACCTTGGTAGGCTCTACTGTAACCGGGCAAGCTGGTCGCGTGGCGCGCGTCTGGAACACGGATCGAAATAAATCCACTCTCTACGTGATCAAGGATCTGATTGCCTCGGCAATTCCTCTTGCTGGCGATAATATTACAAATATTACCGGTACTTATGCGGGCGTGGTATCTGCAGTCTTGGCGATGGGTAACTACTCGGGCAATGCTTCGATCATCAAGCTTCCGTTTACCGCTACATTCAAAGCCAAGCAAGCAAACGGCACCACATCGGATATGACCTACAAGGTTTATCAGACATTCAACACCACTGTTGATGCAAGTGGGAATGCTTCTGTTTCTGTGGTGGGTGGAACTTTTGATCCTCGGGAACAAGGTAACCTGATTATAGCGGGCCCACTGGGTGTGCTTAGCTACACGCTGGCAACAGTGAGTGCTGGTTCTATTACAGTCACCGGCACGGGTCTCGCCAACGGTACAGCCTTGAGCATTGTTGCATCTGTTACAAAAACCGGGGTGCAACCAAAAACTAAGGTTCTCACCACCGGTTTCTCGGAAGGCTTTAACAACCCGGGCAACATCATCACTCTAACTCGCACCGATGTATATAGAATCGTGAGCATCTTGAATACCACGGGTTCTGCTCTTGGTGATATCACCAATCTGTATAACTTCGATAATGGGCAACGAGATTATGCCTACATGCGCGGGCGTCTCATTGCAAATACAGCTGCTGTGATCACCGGCTTGGTCACAGTGCAATACGAATACTTTGCTCACTCGGGTGGTGGTGACTATTTCAGTGCGGACTCATATGTAACCGCGTTTCCATCAGAACCGGATTACTACCCTCTTATCCCTACTTACTCTTCTAAGATTGATGGGACCGTATACGACTTGGTGAACTGCTTGGACTTCCGCCCAACAGTAGGAGCCAACGACCTCTTTAACGGGCCGAGTTCATCTGCTTCCAACTACCTACAGCCAGACACTCGCATCAGCTCGTCATTCAAGTACTATGTGCCAAGAATTGATATTTTAACCCTGACAAAATCTGGTGAATTTGAAATTGAGTCTGGCATCCCGGATGAAAATCCGGTATCAAACAAGTTGACATACGATACCATGTTGATGGCTGAAATCTATGTGCCCGCGTACACTCTAAAAGTCTCTGATATAAAAACCAGAGTTTCAGAGAATCAGGGTTATACTATGGCAGAGATATCAGAGCTAGAAGCTCGAATCTCTCGGGTAGAAGAGTTTGCGCTGCTCACTCAAAGTGAAAAGAGCAGCATCAACTATGAGATTGTTGATGCTGCCACGGGTCTATCAAGATTCAAGTCTGGGTATCTCGTGGACACATTTGATAATCCCGACACTATTTCTGATATCTATAACCAGGAATTCTCTGTAACGTATACCGAAAATAGTATTACTCCAAAAATGGAATCCCATCTGGTCGATATGGCACTGAACACCAATGGATCCTCAGTATATCAAGTCACGGGTTCTGCCACAGAAATTCAGGTTATAACGCTTCCCTACACAGAGGTTAGCTGGATTGAGCAACCGCAGTCCTCCCGCATCACCAACTTGAACCCGTTCCTGTCTATCAGCTGGGTTGGCACCATGACGGTTAGCCCGTCATTTGATAACTGGGAAGCTCAACCATCATATCTACCAACTGTGATGAGCAGCACCAGCACTACAGTCGAGGTTCGCAGACCTTTTGGATGGCAGCCGCCCGATGGCGCGTTGGTCCAATTCTTGCCTGCCCCACCACCAATTATTACAACCACCACCGTTGTGGGACCTACTACATTCCGAAATACGATCATTCCTGCGCCCCTGACCCCCGTGTCCCAAGCCATGTTGTGGTGGGATCGGCCCTAAGTCGGAATAAATAAAGAACATAATAGGAAATACATGAGTTCTAACCATACCTCTATCTGGACTAACCCGCTTCAAACTGTTGCGAGTGTGGTGCCATCCACGACAATTGCGACCACCAAGACGGATGCTATATCTTCAACGATAACCACCACCACGACAGAGCTTGCTTGGCCACCGGAATCTCTTTCTTACATCCGAGCGAATCTCATAAACTTCACCATTAGAAATGTGAAGCCTAACACGAGGATGTGGGCATTCTTTGACGGTGTTTCGGTAGATCAATGGTGCCGTCTATCCAGTTCCGGTACTCTGGGAAGCCCAATTATCTCTGATGCGGGTGGAAATATAAGTGGCGTGTTTCAGCTACCCGGGGATAGATTTAATACCGGTGAACGGTTGTTCTATCTCCAAGATGATCCTGATCTTGCAGCGAGCCAATATGCGGGTTCCATTCTGGGTTCGGCTTCTGCGATCTTCACTGCAAAGGGTGTTAAGAAAACCTATAAAGTTAGCCAAAGTAGTGCAGTCACATTAACTCTCAACATTGTTGATGCACCCCCACCGGCTAGAATCAACAATATCGTGAATGTGCCAGGGCCCGTGGTTAACACAGTCACCGTAGCACCAGCAGTGGTTGTTCCGCGGCTGAGGAATAGCAACTGGCGTGGCGGCGGCGGCGGTGGTCGTGGGAGCGATCCCCTGGCTCAATCCTTCTTCACCTATAAGATTGACGGTGGGTGTTTCCTTACTTCGATTGATGTATTTTTTGCGACAAAAGATCCAAGTATCCCAGTACAGGTAGAAATTCGGGAAATGTTGAATGGATATCCAACATTCGATAAGGTCTCCCTATTTTCCATAAAAGCTCTACCTGCTGCTCAAGTTAACATCAGTGCAAATGCATCTGTGCCCACCAGATTTACCTTCGATATTCCTATCTACCTCAAAGGTGAAATGGAATACTGCTTCGTGTTGTTCACAAATTCTATGAGGTATTCTGTTTATACTTCAAAGCTGGGTGAAACTTCTATTGAGACCAACAAGACAATTTTTGGCCAACCGTATATCGGGTCGCTGTTCAAATCAGAGAACAATATCACATGGACTGCCGAGCAGTCCGAAGATATTAAATTCACCATGCGCATGGCTCGTTTCAACACTGCTCAAGTCGGCACGTTGGATTATTCTACCCGAGCAGCGCCATATCTATTGATGGGCGCAAATTTTTCGGCCACCAGCGGTTCATCAGTGATCACGGCAACCACGAACAATCAACACGGTCTGATCAACGGTGATTTTGTAGATATCAAGTCCCAGGTCAACATGGGTGGCACAATCCCTAATGCTGTGTATCGTGGCATTGTAGGTACCAATCTGAATAGTAGCTTTTCTGTTACTGTTCTATCGGAATATACTTTCCAGTTCAATACAGCCTCCGCCGCGACGAGTACGGGAACCCTATCCTGCCCAGGTTATGTTCACAGTATTGCGGTTGATAAGGGCGGGGTTGGATATACTCAGGGCACAGCGACAGTTACTATCAGCGCGCCCCCATCCGGTACTACTGCTACTGCTTCAGTGACGGTAGTGAATGGATCTATAACTGCTGTTACTGTAACCAATCGCGGCTCGGGCTACCTGACTGCCCCGACATTGAC